GTGAGACTGCTGGTGCCTTCGGTGTTTTGATAGTTTGTGACGCGTCACAAACATCTGTCGTATTCGTAACGATTGTCGACATACGACTGCGAATCTTTATGACTGTCGATCTTGGTAAACCATGAAGCCGAGAAACAACCGTCGGTGTCTGACCTGCCAATAAAGCAGCTTCGACCCGTGCGATTGTTTCCTCGTCGTAGATTGTTGGACGTGCCATGCTTCTATTCTGGCTCATCCTGGCGCACTCTGCGCCTGTAGTGAAGCTGTCCGTGGCACATATAGCACAGGACCTGCACATCCTCCATCAGCTCACCACCGAGTCTGATGTAGGTGATGTGATGCACATCGAGCTTGTAGCCATCATCCTGTCGACGGCCACACTGCTCGCATGTTCTACCTGATCGCTCAAGCGCCTTCGTGCGAATGTCCTGCCACCGTTGCGATCGCATGTACTTGCGACGGTAGTCGCGCCATGCTTCATCGACCTGATCGCTGGACGCTCCGATGGCCTTGAGCAGCTCGTAGGTGTTGGACCATGGTTTCGCCATGATGGTCTTTATGATGGTGTCCGTGTCCATGTGATCTCATCCTTAACCGGGTGATCTTCGCCCCACATCCAGTCAGTCGCGAACAGCGACTCAGGGTCCAGTGTGAGACCTTGTAGAGTCTTGGACTCTGTCCCTGTGTGCATCACGAATGCCTCGAAAAGGTCGGAGTATCGGATGTAGACATCGTGATCAAAACATACGCGTGTGATCGGTTTGCCATGCATCAAGTGTTGTATTACGTGTTCAAACTTCATTTGTCATCACCAGCCAATCTCGCGCCAGGACATCATTGCCTGATAATGTTGCGAAGCCCTTGCACCTCCACACGTTCGCACCATCGAGCTCGTATCGCATCAGTGCAGCATCAACCATCTGCAGCTTGAAACGAGCGCCATCACGCCACACAGGACGTCCTGCGCGTACATCTGTCATGATTGACTCGAAGCTCTTACGGCCACCATGATTGTTTTGTTTCTTCCCGACAGATTCCTGAAACTCCACACGCAGTGAAGGTTCACTCATCATCCATCGATTTATCATCATTATTGGATAACCGACGACTTCGGCTGCTTTGCTTCGTGTCTCACCGCTTGCGATGAGCTCCGCCCACTTGATCACGGTCGCTGTCTTTTCATCGAGCGAGATGTACGGGTCCATTTTCTTCACTACCCTGTCTGGTTTCTCTTCGTTGATCCATCGATTGACTGTTCCGCGTGTTAGTTCCATAATCTGCGCGGTGCGGCTGATGGAGTTACCAGCAGCTCTCAGCTCTTTGATTCGCACCAGGAGCGATGTTCGCTCCTCGATGCTTGTATTCTTAGCCACTTTGATTCTCCCCTTCAAAGTAAAAGACCAGGCACACCGTTCGGATAGTGCGCCTGGTTCGTCAACGAGTCGTTGGCAACCGGAGAGGTTACTCGCTGGCGTCTTCACCGAAGGGGTCTTCGATGTCATCTGTCTTGATCGCTGGCTGTGCGATCTTGGTCAGCTTCTTCTTGGCACTGACTGGAGAAACGGACACGATGGCGTTGGTTTGATAACCACGCGTGTTGAGCTTCGAGTCGACAGTGACCATCCACTCCTTAGCCAGGAGCGAGTCGATGTCAAGGTTATGAAACTCTGCTTGTGTCAAGCGGCGTCCAAGCATGCCATCGAGCAGGATGGTGAGTGCTGCCTTGTCGGAACCATAGCCCTGGCGCGTAAACTTTACGAAGCGAAACGCGTTGCTGTTGGAATCGCCATACTCAGTGGTTTCGAAGGTGAAGCGGAAGTTTGGAAGCAAAACATTCGGATCATCGTACGATGGTCGGTCGATGCTCTCGACGTTTGCGAGACGGCAGACATATGAGCCTGCGACAGCTGCTTCGAACTGTGATGCGCCATCGTTGAACGTGGCATTTGAAAAGAAACCCATAACTCATTACTCCTTTGGTCATACGACCACTCTGTGACAGTGCTGGCTCAGTTACCAATCCAAAGGTGTTTCCACCAGCACCATCAAAGTTGACATTACCAAACATAAAACCACTTGTCAAACATAAAAGTCGATGCTGTACTAGCGGGCCAGCGTAAGCGTCCGGCCCGCAGGGACAGTTTCGACTTAAGACCCCTAAGCGAGCACACTTACATGCTCGCAGGGGGGGTTTCCAAAGGGGGGTTTTCTGTCTGCTGTTCCCGTTTTCTCATACTTAAGGGGGAACAGCACGGGAACAGCAGCGGGAACAGCAGAAACGGCCTTAAAGCATGCCTGTCGGACTGTACTGTTTTGCGTTCTTCGGACCCTTTTCAAACATGACAATACGACTCGCTTCGAGGTCCGCAAGTGTGGCAATAACGACCGATCTGCGACTGCCACACAACTCGATCAGGCGTGACTGTGTGATGCCTGGTGAGTCACTGATGAGCTCAATAAGTTTCGACCGGATTTCTTGTGTGATGACCTCACTCCTGGCGCCGGCGTCGAGCGTCCTGACCTTTGTCAAGCCATCCTCGTCCCTGATTTCAAACGTCACATCAATCGCGTCCTCATCGCTGATCAGGCGCCCCTTCGTGACGTACATGCGATACAACCCGTTCGCCTGCTTCTCGACGCTGTAGGCCATGTCAGCAGCTGCGACAATCTCCGCAGCGCCTCTCATACCTTCGTGTTTGACGGTCGAGTCTGTGCCACCCTTGCGATTGTGGTGAGCGATCAGGACGGTGATTCCATTGTCCAGGAGTTTCTTGAACGCATCGTAGAGTTTACGCATCTGCGAGTTATCATTCTCATCCATGCCATGGATGCGGACCAGTGAGTCGATGAGCACCAGACCAATACCCTGCGACTGACAGTGCTTGACAATCCTCTCGACATCAAGCGGTTGGTCGAACCTGATGCCTACACGGTTTAGGTAGCCCATTCCCTCAGCCGAGCGCATTCCGAGCTTCCTGAGCCGCTCTAGGACCTTCTGGACGCCCATCTCCTCATCGAGGTAGAGAACCTTCGTCTGTGGAATCTCAAACTCATTGAGCCACTTGCCACCAAAGCAACAGGCGCGAATCAAATCACACATGACCCACGTTTTGCCACTGCCTGGTGGCGATGAAAGATAATGAAGTCCGCCAGTCGAGAGTACATTTTGAATCAGCCAGGACTGTTTACCGAGTTTCTGTTCTTCGACCTCCATGCGGGTCCAGTCCCACACCTCCCAGGGAGCGAGAGTCTGGCCACCAGGCAGGTCATCCGGCACAGTACCTGCTGCCCATTGTGACCAGAATCGACCGACTGTCTCGAGGATGACTTCGCGGTCCAGTGGCGGATCACAATATGTGTCGCTCCACCAGACCGCTTGCAGCTGTGCGACGTCGATGGTGTAGCGCTTTGCGCGGAGAAAACCCAAGAGTGTCACGAGTGCGTTATTACGGCCACCGAAGGCGCCACCCGATGCCGGGTGAGGTTGCCACAGTTTGTCCCAGTGGTGCTCACCATGAGCGATGATGCGGGCATGCGTGGCCATGTCTCCGGCCACCATGGCGCGGAGGTCGTCCAAACTTAGTTCTTCCATTTTAGTCCTAGTCCAAGAATGTCTGCGTGTCCAGCGCAGTAGTTACGAGTGTACGACACTCCTCGGCATGTGCGACCATGCCCATACATCGCATCTGCTCGATGCCGATCACCGTGTGATTGAAACAATACAGCAGGTATCGACCATGCTTGTATTGTCCGAGGTCCCAGTTACCCCGCTCGCGCTTTGGAAGGTCTCCCGCTTTGGCGGCGATCAAAAGCCTAGACCACTCATCGCCCCATGGATGAGTGGATGTCGTCTCCTCGACGATTCTGGAGGCCTCTGGCGGGTACTTCGCGAGTTCCACCAATCGAGGTAGTTCGCGATTCTTCCAGTTTAGAGTTCCAGGTATTCGTAATATTCGACTCGGGTTTTTACACTTGATGTCCGCAGCTTTTGAGAGTGTGAGCATCCAGCGTTCAAGCAGCTGCACGAACTCGCGCTGTTCTGTTGGCTTAGTCCCAATGCCAGCCACTTTGAGTCGCCGGTAACAGTGCAGCCCTTTTCCTGATCTGACAGCGACTGTGACTTTATCAAGCGTTGCAGTCTGATCCAGACCAGTAAGGTCATCGATGTCGCACCAAAGTACACCAGCAGTATGGACGTCATTGTCCCTTCCTCCTTTTCGCCAGCGTGGCAACACGCCGACGTAAACATCATCTCCAGCGTCACTCCACTGGATACACGCTTCGCCGATGCCGGTCCAGTCTGCTTCCGTCCTTGGAAGTTCCCAGAAGCGCATCTGCACTTTTCCCTGACACATCGTTCGGATCTCGATGAAGCCGTCAGAGTACGGCTCGAACAGCCATGACAAAAATGTCACAGCCTGTGAAACTCTATTCATTTCTACCCCTTATAATCCCTGCATGTCCAAGCAGGTCCCGACACATTACCGCACACGAACTGTTCAGCCCATCGAAATCATCGAGATGTATGGTCTCGACTTCAAGCGTGGCAATGCTCTCAAATACCTTTTACGAGCAGGTTCTAAACCTGGCGAAGATAAGAACGACGATCTTCTCAAAGCGGTCTGGTACCTAATCTGTGAGATGCACAGCATCGAGCTCGCCGATGAAATCAACGAACAGCTACTAGTTGATGCCACTCGCGATGCCTAAGTACTTGCATGTCGCTTCGACTGCTTCGTCCCAGGAATAGGCGACAAACCACAGGTAAGCATCACCAACAGACTCACGAAACGCGATCTGTCCTGGCGTTAGTTTGTTCTTGCCTGACTTCATTTCGATCCACATCCCGCAGTGCTGCCCCATTTGAACCGGGATGAAGATGTCCCAGACGCCGGCCTTGAGTCCTTCGGACTTCATGCGGCCACCTGTGGCCTTGCTTCGATAGCCGCCATTCGGGACCGCGAAGATTGTTCCCAGGCGCGCATCGTTACCACTCATCACGCGGCACCAGTTGAAAAACGCGATCTGCTGTTCTGACTCTGTCATAACTCCATCCTCTCAAATATCTCCGCCAGGACATCAGCCCCAGCAGCCACACGAAGTTTGTCGATTGCGCGCACCTGGATCTGCCTGATGCGCTCGCGACTGTAGCCGATCAGGATTCCGACGTCCTCGAGTGAGCGACCATCCGATAACCCGTCGAACCCATAGCGAAGGCGAAGACATGCGATCTCACGGTCCGTCAGAACTTCCATCACTGTCCGCAGCTGCGCGTAGAGGATCTCTCTGTCTAGATGGTCACCGACTGGAGGTTCATTCGATGCCATGAAGTCGTATCGACTTTGACCGTAGGCGTTCGGCTCATCGATGCTTGAGACCAGCTTGACGTCGTGCTGAAGGATTTCCGTAAGCGACTTGACATCAAGTGATTCGATTTGCTTGTGAAGGTATCGCGGGTAAGTGTGCACAACTTCACGGACGTACGCAAGCAGTTCCGCCGGTGTCGGAGTCTCACCGTGCTTGACGATGTACTCCTGGCGCGACACTCTGATGTGAGACAGTTTAGCGATGGCGTGTGACGGTAGACGGATGTCTCGACCACGACTCTCGACACCGCGCCCAATAGCCTGGCGGACCCAGTTCGTGGCGTAGGTCGAGAAGCGGTGACCGAGTGACGGGTCATAGCGCTGGACCGCGTGGTGTAGTCCGAGCATGCCATCGGTGATCATGTCTTCGTGCTCGCATCCACGACCACGAAACTTCTTCGCGATGGCGCTGACCATGCGGACGTTGTGATCGATAAACTCAGCGGTCGCTTTGTCTTTGTCACGCTGCGAACCACTCTGGACCATGCGTCCGAGAAAGAACTCCTCCTGTGGCGTCAGGAGTCCAGTGGTGCTGGTGCGTCTGCTACCTCTGTACTGTGACCAGGTTGTGATGGCGTCAGTCACGAGACTGCATCGCCTGGTGTGCACGGTGATCCGGACTGTTCGGAGTGTTCCAGTCAGACGCCATCATGCATGATGTCCACACAGCAACGACAATCAGTAGAAAACTGCCGACCATCTGGATGCGGCGCTGTGTCCGTTTAAGTTGCTCGCGCTTGAGCTCACGCTGTGAGCAGATTGAGCAGATTCGATGTCCACGACCATAAGGCACGACGTTTTGTCTGTTGCATACGATGCACGAAAGTTTGATGTCCATTGTTTTGTCCTAGTCCTGTTCTGTCTATTCGGGGAGATTCTGACCTGTACGCTTGCACAGGATCCACAACTGCACTTCGTATTCAGTGCGACCAATCACATCGGCGATGCGCTTGACGGTCGACTGTCTCACAGCATGAGCGCCGGAGAGCATCCGACACACTGCCGATTTGTGGATGCCGAGTTTCTCAGCGATCTCCACCTGTGTATGTCCGTAAATCATGCCATCGTTATACACACAGTTGACACAGTATGTCAACCCGTGCTAGGATGTCGATGTGGCGGACACCACACGAAGGAACAGGACAATGAAGGCAAACACTGAAACCATAACAATGGCAGAAATATGCAATGACGTAATTCGCACGTACGAAGAACTGTCACCAGGACTTATTGAAGTTATCTGCATGGAGTGTTTGTGCATGTTGAGCGAACAATCTGACGCATATCAACATATGTGGAAATGGATTGACAGCAACATCATCGACTGGGACTACATCTACAAAACAATCAACTAAGGGGGACAGGATGACACAGGAACGGGTTGACTTGAAATGGAAGTGCGGTCATACCGCATTCATTACGGTTGGATATACGCAGGGGGACCTGAAGTACAAAATGGCCATGATGGCGTCGACGCTTGAGATTTGCGCCGCGTGTGAGTCGAAGCGTTCGATTGAACGCGCATGGTCATTGACACAGCGACTCCTCGAGCCGAATCCGATTGTGATGAGCGGCTCCGAGAAGCAGATCGAGTGGGCACGTTCGATTCGCACCACGAAGTATGAAGCACTCGCACATGTCCTTGACTGTCTGCGTCAAGCGTATGAGACACGCCAGGACGAATGGCCAGCCATCGCACGGGCAATCAGCCCAGTGGTGAATGATGTCAGCATCTGGCGGTCCTACAGCCAGGCAGGCGCCATCATCGATAGACGCAACATCAACTGGACCAGCGCGTTTCGAAATGCGTTGAGTAGGGCAGGCTTACACATAGGGGGATTGAAATGACAATGTCGGAGACAATCGGTGCAATCGCACCAGCGCTGGTCAAGGCCCAGGCTGAAATCAGGCCTATCGTGAAGGACAGCACGAATCCAGCGTTTCGCTCGAAGTACACTTCGCTCGATGCCATCATGGAGGTCGTTCGACCAGTGATGGCTAAACATGGTCTGTTCGTCGTGCAGTCGGTGCTGGACACCATCGACGGTGAGCATTCGACCAGCATCATGGTGGAGAGCCGTGTGATACATGCCAGCGGTGAGTGGATTGCTGGTGTAGTACAGGTTCCTGTGATGCAACAGACATCACACGGATTCGGGTCAGCACTCTCGTATGGTCGACGCTACAGCCTCAGCGCGCTTCTGTCGCTGGCATCCGATGAGGATGACGATGGCAATGGAGCTGCACAACATCAACAGGCACGTCCACAGATCAAGCCAGGACCGCCACAGCAGACGACGCTTCGTAAGCTCGCACCAACGCCAAAGCCGATACCTGGATATCACAATGGATCACACTTTGTGATCGGAGAAGAGGACCCTAACGCATGACGAAACTAGTATGGATAACGCCCGATGCCGAGAGTGTCATCGGGTATTGCGCTCGAGTCTCGAACCCCGCGAATCAAGACAATCCGGACGTCACTAGACTGCTCCGGTTTTGTGTCGGTCACGGTCACTGGTCAATCTTTGAAATGGCCAGCATGTGCATCGAGGTCAAGACCACGAGAGCCATCGCCGCGCAGCTGCTTCGACATCGGTCGTTCTCCTTCCAGGAGTTCAGCCAACGATACGCGACCGTGGTCGAGGACATCGAGGTCCCAGAGATGCGCCTCGCTGGCGCTCACAATCGCCAATCTAGCCTACCTTTACCAAAGATAGAGGAACTGACCAAAGAGCAGCAGGACGCGCTGTATTTGGTCGGTTCTGCCATCGAGTTCGCGACCGACGTCTATCGCGATCTGATGGCGCATGGCATCGCTGCGGAGACTGCTCGCATGGTGTTGCCGATGTGCACTCCGACCACGATGTACATGAGCGGGACCATCCGTTCCTGGATCCATTACGTGCAGCTGCGAACACGCCAGGACACGCAGCTCGAGCATCGCGACATCGCACAGAGCATCCAGAACATCATGCTGGAACATCTGCCGATCATCATGGAGGCGCTGTCTTGAAGTTCGGCGACCTCATGCCACATGCAGACCTTCCTCCTTGGACGGAATACATAGAAGCATGGGAGAAGGAACACAAACCGGTTTATCCAACATTTGACGAGTGTCCGCATGAGTCTACTGTCATGACACAGAAGATAGATAGCATCGGTCGAGACCATTACTATGTTCGATGCACGACGTGTGCACGTCGAGTAGGCACAGTCAAAAAGCGTGATGCACTCAAAACGCTCGCTGGTGTTGTGCCACCAGACGATGATCAACTAACTTCGCAGATTCGAAACGATAGCGGCTACTGGCAAATGCGCTCTGAGTTACGTGAAGAATATTTCGAATTGTTGCCTGTATATCATCAGAATCTCATCGAACAAAGACGCATTTACTACAACAAATATCGTGACACAGCACGATGGAAGGTGCTTCGTGCAGCTGTGTTTGAGCGTGACAATCACACCTGTCAGTCATGCGGTTCGACTGATTTCCTACATTGTCACCATAATACCTATGTTCGCCTAAGCGTAGAGGACATGAGTGACCTCATAACTTACTGCGCCAGGTGTCACACAAACCATCACATCGATCAAGATATGGAGCGCGAACGCGAACGACTATGGCGAGAAAACCAGCTGACAATCAACCATCAATTACAAGGGTAGAAGAGAAACCAGAAGGACTCTTGTGGCTGCTCAAAGCGAGCGAGCATGAGATCCTTGAGCGTCTTCACCAGGACGGTGCACTGATTTATATTCACCCCGCGCTCGATGGCGTGGTGTCCTATCGCATCGAAGAGAATCCAGCGCACGATCAAAAAGTGGTGCATGTCTGGCGGTAAATGTATAGTTGTTTTGCCGGTGCTCCCACATCGGTGAACTGAACAACCAACCAAACAGGAGACCACTTGTTGCATGGCCCCGGATATCCGGACGAAGCCCATGAGACAGGTGGTCTTTTGGTTTGTCAGATCAGAAGTTCACAAAGCCGAAGCCGCCGAACTTGCCGAACTCATGCCAGTTCCTCTTTTTCGCATACAGCCCATCGCCATCACGCTCGACGGAGAGTTCGTCGCTCGGTTCCGGTGAAGTGTTTCCCTCGACGGTGTAGACACCCCACTCCTCGACCTTCGTGACGATGCCGATGTGAGCGATGCGGGAGAGAGCGGAGAAGTAGAAAAGCGCCAGGTCTCCACGCCGTGGACGCTTTGTCGTGGTTGCGTCTCGAATGTGCTGGACCGGCAGCCATAGCCCATTTGCTTTGAACCATCTCGACCAGTCAGGACAATATGCAGAACGAGGAAAAGTCTCGTCGTACATGATGCCGAGCTGCGTGGCTGCTTGCTTATGACGGAAGCGAACGTGTGCCGCGCACCATGGAGAACCAGCAGGGACCGGAGGTTTGCACGATGCTTGATACGCTTCGACTGCTTTACCCCGATTCTCTCCGACTTCCTGGACGCCCACATTCGCGAGGGCCAGATCTGTCGAGAGGAGTGCGATTCGTCGTTCATCCATGATGTATAATCCTAACGTCCAACCGGTTTCTAGTTCCTAGTCCTGACGCCTCCAGCACCCCTCTGGAGGCGTTTCCTTTTGTCAGTTGTAAAGTATTCCTTTACAACTCACAGGGATTCCTTGTGGGTTCAACTTGTAAGAAAACCTTACAAGTTCACCATTTTGTTGACGTCACCAAAAAGGTCAGGAGAACGTCTCCGCGTCGTCACTGCTACTCACGATCGTGATGCCTGTCGATGTGTGACTGTAGATGATGTAGATGATTCCGAGGCGCCAGTAACACGCGATCTCATCAGACTGCACATTTCCTGTGACGACGTTAGAAGCAGCTGTGATCACGTTACCCATCGGGTCACGCTTGACCCTCTGAATGTTCGCTCCAGATGTCCTAAAGAAGATGTACTCCATGCCATTCGGCGAGACGCAGACGGTCCCGTGTGACCCTGATCCGATTGTAGTTGCCACGCTGACTGTGTTCCCTTCATCATCTGTCGTATAGCGCACGACGTTGTTGCCTGTCTTTGTATCGACGATGATGATCAGTGTCATCGCTCCACTGTGCTTCTGGTACGCCAGGCTGAGACACTGCGCGTTCGTGATCGGCGTGCTAACCTTTTCCCAGTTGGTTCCGTTGTGTGCCCTGGCGTGATATAGGTCGACTCCGCCACCAGCTGTCACGACGCCATACGTTGCTTGTTGCGCTGGACTCACGTCCGCAGCCGTACAGTTCCCCGACAGAGTTTCCTCTACGAAAACCGCACGCTGACGCTTCGCTGAATACATCGGATTGACACCGACGCTGTTTGCGCCGATCAGGATTGAGTGATTCGCTTTGCCTAAACCATAAGGCAGCCCAGTCTGGTAATTTCCAAGCGCATCAAACGTCGAGTCTGTTCCCCTGGACGAGGAGTCGCTCGAGAGCTGTAGCGTTACTGTTCCGGATGTTGCCGGGTTGCCGCTGGTGTCGAAGACAATGCCATGCGCTGGACCACGAAGGATGGTGCCGAACGGCAGATATAAAGCGGAGTCTGTCCCACCATTGACGTCGAACGGGTCGTATAAATCCGGAATGAAGTCGCCGTTTATACTGTCGAACAGTGTCTGTGCTGTGATGGTGCCGACACCGATCTCGAAGCCATACGCGAAGTCAGTGCCCGATGTTGCGTTCGGTGTTGCGAGGATTCCACCGCCATACAACCACGTCGAGATACCAGTTCCACCATTGAGGAAACAGTCGCGCAATGGAGGCTGTGAGACGCTACAGGTGCCACTGCCCGGGTACGCCACGCTGTTCGTCGCAGTCCAGCCAGGATGTCGGACGATGCTGTCATCCGAGGTGTTGATTTGTCCGACGAGGTCGACGATTGTCAGCGGCGTGACACTGTAACTTGTGACGCCAGTCGAGCCACCGACGGTCTTCTGCCAGCGGTAGTCGGACTCCTCTTCGTGCCTGCCATCGTTGTTTTGTTGCCAGAAGCGGCGAGAATAGTAATACGTGGTCGTGTCGACTTCGGCCACGATGGCCGGAGTGATGCGCTCGTTCTCGTATCCGAGACCGGATGGAACATAGTGACTATTCGTGAAGCCGTTGACGGTGTCCTGCTTGAGCGTCGTAGTTCCGAGGTCAATCGCCCCTGTAGCGATGCGGACACGCTGGCATGACGTAACACCCCAATATGCGGAGTCGACGCTCTCTGACCCAGCGTACGAACTGCTAGCGGTGTTCTTGCGCGGGTAGGGATTGTCCTTGCCATCGGTGAGTGGGAGACCAGAGACAGACCACGCATCCGGACTGCACAGGTCGATGGTCACCGTCTGATACGACGTCGTCGCAGCTGTGATGTTCCAGGTCTTCGTGTTGCCATGGTAGTCAGTGATGACGAAGGTCCCGGCCACCGATGTCCCGCTTTGCGCCTTGATCTGGATGTCAAGGTAGCGATATCCGGACATACCTTCATATGGTGCGAACAGTCGGTCGTTGCCTGTGCCTGCGATGCTTCGTGTCGTCGCATATGCGAGTGACCAGCCATTGAAGCGGAATCCTCGGAACATGCACCTGGTCTCGCTTGATGCTTCACCGACAGCTGTAAGTGATGCGCCAGTGATGGCACAGGAGATGCTTGCAGGGACATCATCGAGCGATGTAGTCAATGTGTTCGAGCCGTAGTCCGGATCTGTCAGGACAGTCGTCGTCGAGTAGTCCACGAAGGTGTCTGACCCAGACATCGACCCTGTTCCAGTTATCGCCCTGGACGAACCGTCGAATCCTGTGACGGTCACACTGAGAGAATCCGGATACGATGCCGACCATGCTCGAGTCCGACCAATAACAGCGACACTCCTGTCGAGACACGAGCTCGTGCTGATGGTGGCGCTGGCCGTTGAGACAATACCGAAGCCGTCTGTCGTTCCAAGAACAGACAGGGACCATTCGGTGGCGCTTTGTGCGTGGAAGGTGTGAGCGTGCGTGATGTCATGCACAGCGACCGCGTTCACCTTCACCAGGCTGACAGCGAAGTCATGACGGACATCACCGCTTGAGAATCCATTCGCCGAAAGTATCGCGGTGTAGTCTGCTGTTCGTCTCGATGACGCAGCTGCGGACACGGATATGCTGCCACCATTCGCTGTGATACTACATGCAGCCGTAGCGCCACTCGTGGTCATCTCATACCAGCGATAAGCCGTTTGTGGCGGGAACACCGTAGGCGCCACACTTGAGCTGTAAGCAGTCTCTGTGACGTCCCAGAGTTTGTCGGTCGAGACAGATGCCGTAAAGGTCCCAGCACATGTCACGCTGACATCCTTATATGTCGTGGCGCCTGTCTCTGTTCCGGATGCGAGAACGACGTAGCCGGAGTTCGTGCTTCCGTGGCCATTGTTTACAGCCAGGTTCGCACGAAGTTCCCATGTCCATGTTGCACCAGGCGAAGGTGCATTGACTGTCGAAACGATTGCCAGTGAGCCGAGGAATCCGAGATGTCCACCAAACAGAAAGTCGGTGAAGTGCGTGTCGTAGTCAGGCTCGAGAGGTTGCGTCGCGAATGGATTCCAGATGCGCTCCGTGACGTTCTGCGTATGGCTCATCGTGAGCGTCGATGTACGCGTGCCATCGATGTATGGCACTATTCGCCACCATCGTTCAGGTATAGGCCACGATAGACAGCGCGGCGGAACTGCCGGACGCCAGCTTCGACCACGAACTCGATTGTAGGAATGGCGATGATTCGATAGACACCCTTGATGGTCGTACCGTCAGGCTGCATGATGGTCACCACGTCACGGACCCAGAGAGGACGATTGGTCGCAGACAATACGAGAAAGTCGCTCTCCCACTCAATCAAGATTCGACCAGTCATCAGTCGGTCTTTGAGTGCCAGCATAGCCTGATATGCCACAGCGCCGGATGTGATGCTCGGATCAGACAAGATGTAGGGAACAGGTCGACCCCTCCAGTTGTAGGGCCTCGAGGCTGGAGCAGTGCCAGCCGTCTGACTAGCATCGTCAGCCTCATATGAATAAATGAGGTCACCCGTTCGCGGATCCTGGCCGATGACGGTGATCTGATTGCACTCTGGAGATTCATAATGCGCGGACATCTTGCGCACCACGCGCTTCTGTTGTAGCGCCGCAGTGACGCCAGCAGCAGCTGCTGCCGGAACACTTTGGTACAAAGTCATCACGCTCGCTGAGCTTAGGTCAATCGGATTCGACCACTGGTATTTGTAGCCGCTTGTGGTCGGAGACCATCCAGTAATAAATGTCGCAGCGTAGTCAGTCTTCAGCTTATTGATCATCGAAGCAACCGTGTCGCCCCGTTGCGGCACAAAACTGCTGTATCCGCGTGCGATGTCTGGACTGCGTGAGATATCAATACCCACCGCGTCATTGTATAGAAGGTATGTGGCCGGAGGATATCCAGCCATGGTCATCATGTCACCGATGGCGTTCTCTGCGGTGTACCCATCGTAGAGGATTCCATCCTGGAAGTAATACAGCTCAAAGTCACGCGAACGGTCCTGTCCCTCAAACTGTAAAGTCGAGAACTTAAGACTCGTATCACCCTGCTCATACTGAATCTGCGGAGGCGCCAGTGTTCCCCGAAAGATGTCCGTGTATACCGGTGTCGGTGATGCGCTGTCTGAGATCGCGACGCGAATCGGTCGGTCACCTGTGATCTGTGGCTGTGCCACGCCAGCATCGAGGAGCTTCTGACGCCTGGCGCTCATCTTTAGGGTAGTGCGTGATGTCTCGTCGACACTTAGGGTGAGGTTGTCGATGTACTGTGTGATGTCGACTGGTCCATTGTATGTGGTCGTCGCCGCTGGTGTGCTGCTTGCCATCGCTGCCGACAGACCATAAGTCTGCGTGTAAGGACTCGGAGTCGTGATGGTGACCTTGATGCGGAGGTTAGAGATGACGCCATTAGGAGTGTACGGACTAAACTGGTCCATGACAGCGACCGCTGTCGTGACAGTTCCTGCTGATGTTCCAACAACATCACCCCATATCTGCGGCACAAAGGTCGCACCAACCGGAGGAGGATAACGCAGAGTGATGTTTTTGCTGTAGAAGATGCCAGTCGTCTCGTATGCCACAGGTGAAATCTGCACTGTCGGTCTACCGTATGGCACCTTCCAGGCGAATGAACCAGACGGCAGGATGACGTTTCCCTCGACATCGTTAAGACCCTCGAAGGTATGACAGAAGTTAGCACCGAAGGTCGATGTCACGAGCATCTCACGACGCTTGAGCGGGATGATCATCAGGCTGACCTGACGCTGACCAACAGACGCCGCAGTCGTTACGCTTCGACCAGGATTCTTGTTGGTGTCGTTTTGGTCATAGACACCCTTTTGGATGCCATCCTTGTAGACAATGCAACTTCCATCACCACGGAACACGAGCTCGACTGTCGACGCTGATCCGTAGCCCCACTGGACTCGAAGGAATGGCAGTGATGATTTGTCGACCCAGTTCGGCACATACGCGCTTATGTACCATCCTTGATTTGCGACGTACGACGCAGTAGTCTTGACGTATTCCGCATTTGCGGTTCCGAGCGTCGTCGCTGTCAAGTAATAATCGCCAGCCGCATTGATTTCCATCTGCTTCCAGACAGACCCTGTGACGAGCGTGTAGGCGCTTCGTGGCACACGCGCATATAGTCCGCTGTAGTTGCTGGACCATCCTTCAGTGACAGGTAGAGGTGCCGGCATCGCGGTATTTGTAACAGAGTCAAACCAGCCTGTGCTGTTGGCACGGTCCCACGAAGTACCGTCAGCACCAACGCATACACGTCCTAGGTCAGGACGTGGCTCAGGACAGTCGACTTCTACTTTCAACGGCCAGTTAGTCGCCATTAGATTCTCCTCATCTCAGTGACGAGATTCTGTCGACCCTGTTGAATCATCATCTTCCGCATCGCTCGCTCGAGGTCGGTCGAAGCAGGAATCAGTGTCTGTGGAATGATGCCGACGCCACCCTGGTTCGTCGCATTGTTTCCAGCATTGAGTTCCGAAGCTGTGACACCGATGGCGCCCAGGCGTCCGCCACCGAATGTCTGTTTCCGAAGGTCAAGCAGATCTCGAGTGGAGCCGGTGTTCTTCGCGATCTCGAAGAGGTGACCCTCCATTGACTTCGCCATGTCCACGAATGCCGCTTGCATCCTGGCTGCATATGCCGCGATGTCGACCATCGTGTTGATGAGTCCGCCGCCCTTGCCTTCGGTGGATTTACCAGCCTTCGCAGCTGTATCTGCGGCGCCTCCAATGTCCTTCATTGCAGGAGGTAGAAGATTCCCAGCCTTGCCTGCAGCAGTTCCGCCTGTGGCTTGAACTTCTATCGGCTTGATACCCTTCATGATTTGGTCGAAGATAAGAGCGGCACCAACAGCTAGACCAGCAGCGGCAACAGCCGACGCAATTGCTGCTTCGGGCGACACGAACGCTTTGGCGATAAGTGCAGTCATTCCAAGAGCACGAACTGCGGCGATGGCCTTTATTACAGCATCGACGAACACGCCGAACTTTAGGGCCAGATCAACGACGAGAGCTGCGAGTCCAAATGCAATAAATGCCTTAAAAACTGTATTCAGTATGGTTCCTTGTTTACTTATTTCTTTGACAGCATTCGTGACTGATTCCATTGCACTTGTCACAGTTGGACCGAATGCCATCAGCATTGTCGCTAAAAGGTTGCCGATTGATACCTGCATATTGACGTATGTGTCATTAATGTTGTCAAGTGCAGTCTGCAAACCAGCAGCAGCTTTTGGTCCTTCACTGAATGATGTTAGTAATTTCTTAGCTGCCTTTTCGGCAGAAATGCCCATTTTGTTAATCTGTTCAGCATTGGCAGTGCCGAAGGCTCGCTCCATCAAAACTCCAAAGCTTGGCAAAGCTTCTCGAAGTTGATTGAGTTCTTCTTGATTAACCTGGAGGCCACCAGCAATCTGACTGATGGCTGTAACAACACGCTCAACAGTAGCGGCTGGTGCACCAACAGATGCAACAGCATTGGCAATTCCAGCCAGACCATCCTCTGCTTCTTTTGCGGAAAACTTACCAGTAGATCTCAATCTGGTAAATCCATCGATTGTCTGTTTGAGGTCAATGCCAGGAGAAAGAGCAACTTTACGCAGTCGTTCCATCTGAGCGTTTAACTCATCCGTCGAACCGACAGTCGTCGCTAGTGAGCGCTGCATTGAATCAAACTGAACAGCTGCATCGATTGCAGACTTTGCAAATCCAGCGATGGCTGCTCCTGCGAGAAGACCTTGAAACTGCTTTCCAAGTGCGTCAGTAGACTGCTTGGTTTTATCAAGACCATCAGCTGTGGACTTTGCTTCGGTCTTGATGTTCTTGAGCGACTGAACGGCATCGCCGGCGCCTGTAACTTTGAAAACGATATCGAAGATGCCGAGCGCCATTAGATAGTCCTTTTCGCCAGCACCGACATCACGGCCTTGACGATCTCAACGATTTGATTTTCCCAGACTTCACCAGCCCATGCGACTTCGGCGAACTCGTCCAGGCTCAAATCGGTCTCGCTGGGATGGCGCTTGAGATGTCTCACCGAAGTATAGAGAATCTTCTGCGCCACCCCGCCTAGTCGTTTGGGACTTCGTCTACCGCTGCTTCGATGTCAATAGGGAACGCTTTGGCGAACTCTCCGACTACATAGAGATAGATGTCGGAGCGGTCACGGGCCAGCTGCGCGAAGCGGCGTCCTGGATTGATTTCGCCATCACCAGGTTGAATCACATAACAGCGTGCCATGATCATCAGTATCTGGAGCATCTGGTCAGGAAACTCAGGGAATGCAATCTTCAGCGCCTTCTGAACTTCAGGTCGAGGAAACAGATCGGATGCCTTCGGTTCACGGAATGTAAACGAACCAGGTGCACCGATAAAGCGCTCGATGTCTACCGAATAGTTCGGTCGACTTTCAGTTTTAGGAATAGCGTCAAAGATTGAACTCATTATGATCCTGACAGACCAGTGATTCCACTTACACCAAGTTTGATGGTCGCGGTTTCGGTCTGTGTTTCTTCCGGAGTCAGGGACAGCCCTGCTTCTGTGACCATACCAAAATACTTAACAACATTGCCAGCAACAGAGGCAGCGCCATCGAGGTCGACGTCAATCTCACAGCCGAATCCAAGTTTGCTCGTAAAGAGAGGACCAGTAGTGTTGTCGATGTACAGCTCGAGGTTGACAGTGCCAGCCTGTGTCGTCGGGAGTGATGCTTCAAATGTCGCGCAGAGTGCCGTGGCATTGACCATGTTCTGTGTGACAGTCGTGCTGAAGGACTTCGCCAAACACTGGACCGAAGTCGCAGTCGTTGTTGGTAGTGCAGTCGTGTCACCAGTTAAGGCGGCAGCGGTGAAAGTGATCGTCAGTGTGACGTCTTTTGCAAGTAGTGGACGGGCCATGTGAAAGATACCTCTATGGTGTTATTGTGGCGACATAGACTTGAGCTATGCCATTGTCGACGCGTCCATCCTGGGACACGTCTATTGATGAGCTTACGCTCGCGCGATTCAGGAAAAAGACAGGAGTGGTTGTGTCTACGCTTTGTTTGTTCAATAACGTGTCTATTCTGTCCACGATGCCCTTGATGCGTGCCATCGACACAGCACCAGACTGCGTGTCCCAGCACCACACCTGATGGCTTGACGTTGTCACGATGCGGCCACCACACACCGATGTCGTGTCGGTCTGGCCGGCGTCTAAATGACGAACCACGATGTATGGCACCTGTGGCTGTCGCAGACTGATCGGGTCCTTCTCCGGTGCAAAGTATAGGTATATGCCCTGCTGGTACGAAGGCGCTCGATTGTCCACAGCGAGCAGTCCCTGGAGCGTAGCGTCAGCTGTGAGCGTGTCGTAAATCCACTCGTCGACGACCAGTGATTCAACCATTGAAGTACTTCCCTATTACACCCTGGAACACTGTCCATGCCTTCGTGCTGGCAGGGATAGCGAATGGACGATTCATCTGGAACTCGAGTATTTTGCCATAAGGCGCCGCGATGCTGATGATGTACTCGTAGTCGTTCACCTTGCCGATGGTGATCGATGTCCGCAGGAATCCAGTTCGCACCGCTGGTGCTTGTCCTGGCGCGGATGCTTGATATGACTTCTTGCCGATCTTGTAGGTACGACCAGACTTTGCGCCTGTCATCAGTGCAATCATTCCCGTATACGAAGCCTTCACAGCCTTCTCGAGAAATACAGATAACATGCGAAAACGCTTCTCCGCGTCGTCGAAGCCAGACAGGTCGACCTTGACTGTCACGGAGCGAGGACCTCGATGAGCAGTGGACCGAAGCGTCGCACCGTAGTCGACACAGTTAGCGACAATGTCAAGCGAATCACAGCTGCTGTCGGGTATGCAGCCGGGTTTAGAATCGTAACGATACCTTGTGACGACAGTGACTTTGTGAGCGTCACGGAACCAGTCACGAAGGAATACGCCACGCCTGTCGCCGCGTTCGTGTACGTCGCTGACAGCGTGCCTGTAGTGATGTCAATCGGTGAGCCGTTCTCATCGACCAGGCGCACCACGTATGTGTGCCAGTCTCCGGTCCAGGCAGCGATTTGCGTGACCTGTTCCGGATCTTCGGTTATCTGAAGGATGTTCACACTCATACTGGCCTCACATACAATCTCAATGGTCCAAAGATCTGCGTGTCGGTCGCTCCGGTTGTCCTGGTCACAGTCACAGTGTACGTGCCAGATGTGTTCGTCACCGTAGTCGTAAGACCGAATGATAACCGTCCATTGTCCGCATAGGTCGCAGTGCCGGCATACGTCGCCACGAGTGTCCCCACTGAACTGTAGACCTTAGCCGTGACCGTCGCGCCAGTGATGTCGATGCCTGTGCCATTCGCATCAGTGACCTGGACATCGACGGTCGAAGCGGTTCCCACATTGACATCGAGCGGCTGATCTGCTCCGAGGCCATCAGCCAGGAGTTGATAAGGTCCGATGTGTACGCTGGTCCCAGATGTTACCGGCGTCACCAGCTCAGCGTTGACGTACTGCCCGAAAGTACCGGCTGTCACATGACTTGCCCTTGCCTCATCCCACACCGCTGCGGCTGTCTGCGCTGCCGTCAAGCCACCACTTGAAAGTGTAACGGTCAAGACCGCGCCGTTAGTACCACTTGCACCACGCACCACGATAGTGACATCAGATGCGCCAGCGGCGAAAGCTGCGTTAGGCACATCAAGCCGATACACGCCCGGAACAAGGCTTGAGCTTATCTCAGCAAAGCCACCAGATGACCACGCGCCTGTTGCTGTCTGCGTGACCAGCGTTATAGCCACCGGAGCAGCTTGATTGCGGACGTAGTATGCCGCTAGGTTACTAGTGGCAAAGGTAAGACCAGTCACGCCTAGATATAACTCTATAGATTGCGATGTGCTACCCGGAGCGATTGTTATAGTGCTGGCATTGCGCTCGCCGGGATTGAACTGCGGTTGAAAGTTTAGGGATGCAGACCGCTGCACTGCTCCGATGTCTGGGTTTGCCAACCACGTAACGCCATAGAGGTCATTTGTAGGTGCGCCTGTAGCCGTACCAGTACCAAGGTTTGGCGATGTCAGGTAAGAACCATAGAAGTCGTTTAGACCAACACCCGTAAGTCGAGCGTATCCAGCATCGAATCCAAGTTGGATAGTCGTGATGGTATTCGTTTCAGCAACGTTAGTCACGCCGCCCTGTATACGGTGATTGAAATTACCTACAGTGGTTCCAGAGTTACTGGCAAAAATCGCAGTAGTGGAGACAATTAAACAGTTTGTAATTGTTAGTTTGTTAGTTGTGTTTGTAGATGTATTTCGGATAGCTTGATCGTAGGTAATGATAGTGCAGTTTGTAACTGTCACTCCTCCGATGTTGCCATCCATCTGTAACAGTCCCTGTTGACCAGCGGCTAAACAATCTTTTATTACAGTTGTAATATCGTAGTTTGCACCTGATGCACCAGAGATTACTATCGCTCGGTTAGAGCTGTATGTATGAGGCCAAATACATCTATCAACAGTAAGATTTAGAGCTGTAGATTGTGCCGCCGTAAGGCTGACAGATGAACCAAATACACAGAGTTGAAAAGTCCAGCCGTAACAAGTTGTGAGCGAAAGTCCGACCAATGAAACGTTTTGACGTTCAAAATATATATTCTTAAATGTCAGGTTGTTTTTACTTGTCGCAGTCAAACAAGCTCCAGATGTATACCAGTAAATGTTGCCCGGTGATACTGATGGAAACGCCTGTAAGTTTAGTGGGTCACCAAGAATCTGAACTGTGCTACTAGGTGATGTAAATCCCAGAGTTACGTTTTCATTGTAGTTGCCGGGAGCGATGTAAACGATATCGCCACCAACTAAACCGGGGTTAGTGCCGGATGCCGCACCGAGAGCAAATGCCAGTGTAGCCCAAGGTAATGCCGCGCTTGTGCCAGCGTTAGCATTGTTGCCTGTGGTTGTAGACACATAATAGGTTGCCATTATTCAGCCGCCCCAGAAACGATTTGTTGTGCCATCACAAGACTAAACTGCTCGACAATCTGCGACTGAAACTGTTCATCCTGAGTGACCCACCAGATGTTGACCGATGTTCCATCAGGCCCAAAGGTTCCAACAAGATTGCCATTATTGTCATAGATATCGCCAAAGACACGCCAGTCAGTGGATGGTGTTGGTTCCTTTTCAATGCGGAAGTTCTGGAAGTTCATTTGCCCACCTTCAAACTATTCGCGCCCACACCCTTGAACGGCATCGTCAAGAACGCCAGCACAGAACTCACCGCAGCGGAGACACCCGCCGCTACCGCCTTGCTTCCGTACAGTGCCAGCACTGCGCCGAGCTCGCTGATGTCGTGTGCTTCAGATGTCCGGATGCCATCACCGAATACGCTGGTAAATGCTACTACAAATGCCACGATCACAACGACCACGAGTCTCTTTATACTGATGCTATTCATCTTTGTATGATCGCCTCCAAAGCGCTGACCTTGTTCTCAAGTTTACCGAGTCGCTGTTCGATGCGGCGCACTTCCTGTTGCTGGCCATCGAGCGTCGAGATGATGTGTGCCACCTGAGTCTCCAGGCGCGTCAGCCTGACCTGCAATGCCACCCAAGCGGCACCGATTGACACTGTCGTAATAAACGCCTGTATTCCGATTTGCACCCACATCTCTGGACTCATGCATACACCCCATCAATAACTTCACTCATATCATGGTGCGATGGAGTCCAAGCTTGCACCACGCAGTGGATACAGTTACCCGTTTGTCCTGGCGCGAAGTCCGATGGTCTGACTGACTGCGTTAGTGTGACCGTAGTCGCTGCCGATGCACTCGTAATATGGCGCGAGGTTCTGAGGATTCCCGCTGGTGTATATCCTGTCATCGGCCTTGACCTCGATGTCAGGCGAGCACGTCAGGGTCCATGTGCCAGACTGTTCGATCATGCCACCGACCACGCCTTCGGTATCGCCAGTGTTGCTGATGGTGCCACGGATCTCAGCGACCTGTATCCAGTGTTGAGACACGCCACCGATGCCATCCGCCGCATTGACGGTTCGCCAGATCGCGACACGGTCAGCATAGGAATATGCCTGGATCGCGTTCTTGAGCGCGTTGGAATAAGCTGCTGGAATCATACGAACACCATCGGTGAGAATCGTTTAGCCTGGTCGAGACAGTGCTCACGAAGCACGGCCATCTTAGCATCGACCTGACCATCCTTGACATCGATGAGGTGCGTGATGCTGGACGCTTTGCGAATCCACCCCTGTCGCGCAGCTGAACGGATGTCGTATCGCTCGATGTTCGCGGGGCCGATGTCCTGCCACAAGAGGTCACCTGATCCATCATTGACGGAATAGCCGGTTGTCCTGGTCCACTGTGGGAACTGAGGTTCAGTGGCGCTCGATGTCCCTGCAATGACGCACTGGTAGAGTCGACCATTCGCGACGGTCGGGATGATGATGTCGCCAACGACGAAGGCTGTGGACGCGGTCCAGACAGCCCAGCGAGCGTGATCGTCCACGAGCTGCTGTAGTGCAGTCGAATCCAGGAACGGGTATTGATCGGATGCGGTCATCCATGCGAGTCGGTCGAGTGCTTGTGTTCTTGTGAGTGGCATGGTGTACATCCTAAAAACAAAAAGGGAACGGGATAACCCGCTCCCCTTGACTGCGAAGTCAGACAGCCTACGAAGCGGCAGCCTGGAGAACGATGATGGAACCAGGAACCTGATCGGCCACTGTTGCGGTGACGTTTCCGACATCGAAGCAGTTGAACGCATAGCGCTCGGTTGCCTTGAAGGTTAGCGCGTCCTCGATGAACTTGACCTGGTCGGAGACCTCGACGCTCACGCCACGACGATCGCCGAACGCGACACCCTTAGAGAGATCTCCGAGGACGACCATCGTCTTGCTGACGCCGGTTGCGGATGGCATATTCTGAACGAACGAGATCGGAATACCGAACAGTGTTGGTTCAGGACCGTAAGCATTCTGGATGTCCATGATGCTGTTACCGGAGAGTGCAATCAGCTTGTCTGCGACGCCTTGATAGAACACGTTCTTGTGCATGTACCATCGTGGGCTGGTCGCGTATGGCTGAAGCTTGCCGACCATCGACTGGAAGTTCGCGAGCGTGAAGCTCGAGAGTGCAGTCTGTGATCCGGAAGGACCGACGACCATCGAGGCGATGCTGGAGAATGTTCCAGAGAGGGCCTTGATGCGTGGCATGATTCCGGTGATGGA